CGTTTCACGACAACTATTATGTAAGGCACTTCCTGTTTAGTTTGATCTGCGGTCGCGGGTTCATCTTTGTTGACAGTCAATATCGCGGAATGATTGCCGCCATCGTCACGCCAAACATTTGGTGCCCCGGCGTGCATGAGGTTAAAGAGTTGGCGTGGTGGGTTGACCCCGAGCACCGAGATGGAACAATCGGCGGCAAGTTGTTTGTTGCCTATAAGGTCAAGGCCGAAAAGCTGATCAAGGAAGGTCGGGCGCAGGTTATGAGCGTGTCGCTTATGGCTAACAGCCCATCAATTGATTTAGAGGGTCGCGGGTTCAAGCGGATTGAATCCACCTTCTGCAAGGAATAGAAATGCCCGCAACCATGATTCTTGCCGCCATCGGTGTCAGTGCAGCCACGATTGGCGCAACGGCATTTGCTGCGGCTGTCTTTGCGATCAACTTTGCCGTTTCTTACACAGTGACTCGGGTGTTTGGCGCGAAGCCCCCGCGTCAGCAGGACAACGGCGTAAGGCAGCAGATTCCTCCAAGCGCAGACAACTCTATCCCTGTCGTCTACGGTGAAGCATGGATGGGCGGCACCTTTGTTGATGCGGTGCTGACTTCTGACAACCAAGCGATGTACTACGTCTTGGCGATCAGCAACATCTCGCCAAACGGTCAGTTCACTTTCGACACTACTCAGTTTTACTACGGTGATCGGCTCATTACCTTTGCGCCCGGAACCAACCAAGTCGCATCTCTGACTGACGGCGCGGGTAACGTCGATACAAAGATCAACGGTTACCTCTACATCAACCTGTACACCTCGACCGCATCGGGAACCATTACAACCGTTCTCGGCACCGCGCCGAATGTGGCAATGGGTGGCGTAGACATCCCCGTTGCGCTTCGATGGCCTGCCTCGGGTCGGCAGATGAACGGGCTTGCATTTGCAATCGTCTACCTAAAGTATTCGACCGATGCGGGATCGACCGGCTTGCAGCCTCTGACCTTTAGGGTCAAGCACGCATTGAACGGCACCGGCGTTGCAAAGCCGGGTTCTGTCCTCAAGGACTATCTAACCAACACGGTCTATGGCGGCGCGGTGCCTTTGGCAAACGTCAACACCACGGCTTGCGACGACCTTGATACCTACTCAGACCAAACCATCACCTACACGCCTTCGGGCGGCGGGTCAGCGACTCAGGCGCGGTATCGAATCAACGGCGTCATTGATACGGGCGAAACCGTACTCAACAACATCGAAAACGTACTGATTGCTTGCGACTCGTGGATTGGTTATCAAGCTGAGTCGGGTCAGTGGGCACCCATCATCAACAAGGCAGAGTCCACGGGCTTTGCGTTTGATGACACCAACATCATTGGCGACATTCGGGTATCGGCCACCGACATCACATCAAGCATCAATCAGGTTGAGTTGTCGTTTCCTTGGAAAGACAACAAAGACAAACCCGGCTATGTCTTCCTTAATCTAGCGGTGCTCAATCCTTCGCTGCTTTATCCGAATGAGCCAGTGAACAAGTACACCGCGACCCTGAGCATGGTCAATGACTCTGTTCAGGCGCAGTACCTTGGCAATCGAATGTTGGAGCAGGCCCGCGAAGACTTGATCGTTTCCTTCAACACGGCATACCCCGGCATTCAAGTCAATGCGGGTGATGTGGTGAGCGTGACCAACTCTGCCTATGGTTGGACGAATAAGCTGTTCCGCGTCATTAAGGTCAATGAGGCAAGTCTGCCGGACGGCAACCTTGGTGCGCGTTTTGAACTAAGCGAGTACAACGCTCAGGTCTATGACGATATGCCGATCACGGCATTTACGCCTGCGCCCAACAGCGATCTTCAGTCGGGCTATTACTTCCCAACGCTATCTGCTCCGACATTTACAGACCAAGCACCTAGCGTGCAGCCGCCGACCTTCAGTGTTGTCTGTCAACTTCCTTCGACCGTTCGGGTCACAAGGGTCACTCTTTACTACACAACGTCAGCATCTCCGACGCCTAGCGATTGGAAGGTTTGGAATACAGAATCGGCGTCCAACGCGGCGGCATTTACGCCGGGCCTGTCACTTAAGTTCCCGAACGTCAATCTTGCTCCGGCAACTTACTACTTCGCCTTCTCGGTAGAAAACGAAGTTTCCATCTCGCAGCTTTCTACAACGTCTGCTGCTTTTGTTTGGTCGCCAACTTCTGCGGTCGGCCCCACCGGCCCTACGGGAAGTTCAGGCGCAACCGGCGGTACAGGAAACAAAACCGGGCGTGCCGTTGTCTATCAATGGGCGATCACCATTCCCGCAGGACCAACAGGCACCTCAACCTATACATGGGCAACAGGCGACATCAGTCCTGTTCCCGCCGGATGGTCAACCACCATCACGGTATCGCCAAGCGCGGGCTTCACTCTTTGGGCGGCGACCGCCAATTTGATTGCCACCGATGCCGACGCGACAAGCACGATCAATTGGTCGACGGCAAGCATTCTGTCGGCAGGCTACGCGGGGGTGACTGGGCCAACTGGCACTACAGGGCCAACTGGGTCAGGCACAAATGGCGCATCCTCCCGCATCTGTTTTGCGCGGGTGCCTAACAACCCGGCTCCGGTGTCGGGCAACATCACCACATCGGGTTCAGCATCATTCCCCTCAAGCGCACAGTCTTTGTCCACTTGGGGCTTCTCGGCTACTTGGGGCGCGTCTGACCCTAATCCGTCTAGCACTGACTCGCTGTATCAAAGCGATGGCATCTATGACCCGACCACCGGCAACACGGTGTGGACGACGCCTTACATCTCAAGCCTGAAGGTCGGCACGCTGTCGGCCATTACAGTCAACACGGGTGCGCTGACGGTTCAAAACACTTTGACCATCAACACGCTTGGAAAGATTCAGGGCGGTCAGACCGACTACAACACCGGAACGGGTTTCTTCCTTGGCTATAGCGGTGGTGCGTATAAGTTCAGCATCGGCTCGACCACGCAATCTCTGTTGTGGGATGGATCAACACTAAACATTACGGGTAACTTTGTCGGCAAGTCGGCATTGTTTAATGGTTCCACCGTTGACGGTTCTTCAACTGCCACGGTCATCATCAAGCCTTCCACAACTTCAGGCGCGAACAGTCTGACGGTTGAAGGCACGGGGGCCGGATACGCAATTGGCGTTTCGTCTAATTCGACCACTACCCCCGCGATTTCTTCACAAGGATTTTGGTACGGCGTTGAGGGCATCGGCTTTGCCCCCGGCACTACACGCGCAGCTATCGGCGTGCGCGGAATCGCATATGGTCAAAACACGGTTGGTGGGCAGTTTGAAGAATCGGGAGAAATTACTTCTCTTGCGCTAAAGGCAGTTGGCAAAGCAGTCATTACGGGCGATCTAACCGTCAATGGCAGCACCCTGTCTAGCGGCGTTCAACTTCCGCAATCCAATGAACTTAGGTGGAGAAATTCGGTCGGTGGACTTGGTGCTTATGTCTATACAGATGGCAACGATGCGCTTTACCTAATTTCGGGAGCATCGGGGTCCGCAAGTCCAAAGGCTGTTTTGTTTGGAACAAAAGGGACATCCCGCGCTCGGATAGACGACTCTTTTCTTCGTCCCGAAGTGGACAATTCAATGACCTTGGGGTCGGCATTTTTCCGATTTGTGGATGTGTATGCCGTAAGCGGGTCGGTCAACACCTCGGACGAACGGGAAAAGAACATCCTTGGTGACAACCCTCTCGGGCTTAACTTCATCAACAAGCTGCAAACCATTCAATACAAGTGGAAGGCGGCGCAGGCTGCGGTCAAGGAAAACGTCTTCGACGATGAAGGCAACCTGACAGGCGAACGGGAAATTCAACCGGCTCGCGAGGGCGTGCGTACTTTCCACGGCTTGAGTGCCCAACAAGTCAAGGCGACCTTAGATCAGCTTGGCGTGGATAGCTTTGCCGGGTGGGTGTTGGCAGACAAAGACGATCCTGACAGCATTCAGGGTTTACGCTACAGCGAATTCATCGCTCCGCTGATCAAAGCGGTGCAAGAGCTATCGCAAAAAGTTGCTGACTTGGAGGCAAAACTTAAATAGAATTTAGCAAGATAAGACACCATCCGTAGCCCCGCAAGAGTGTGGGGAGCGTCACTACCCGGTTAGGGGAAACAGGATGTCAAGCAATCAGGGCTTCCTGTGCTTTGCAAGAAAGGCAGGGTAAAGCCATAGCGATCTTCAACAAGAATACGCTTGCCCAAGTCAGCGGGTTCGACAATCCAATTCTTGCCGGTGAACTGGTTTGGAACCAAAAGACCTATTGGAATCTTTCGTTCACCAATTGCGCTACCGGCCTGCCGATTCCTCTGACCGGCGCAACGCTTGACGCTCAGATCGTCCGGCGACAAGTCAGCAACATCGTAGACACCCGCAACGGTCTGACATTCGACATTGCGGATTACACGCCGACCCCCACGCCGGTCAACCTCACGATAAGCAACCGCAATGACGCGGCAGGCACGTTCACGCTTGTCATTGACGATTCCACTTGGTCGCTGATCAACAGCGATCCTCAGCTAGAAATCAACGCTCAGGATTGCGTGGGTTTCTCAGGGCGCATCAAGGTTTCCTTCCCCGCTAGTGGCAGCACGCCGCAGGATGACGCAATCATCTTCCTGCTGTTCCTTGTTCGCTCCGACGGGGTGGTGGTGGTATGAGCAACATCAAGGTTGTCGTCCAAGACGGTAATAACGTCAATCTTCAGGTCACTCCCACGCCTGATGTAAGCGTCAGGCTTGACCGCAGCGTTTCCGGGGCTACAGGACCGACCGGGCCTTCGGGTACTGCCGGACCCACTGGGCCTTCAGGTACTGCCGGACCCACGGGTGCCACGGGCGCTCCCGGTCCTGCGGGTGGGCCTACTGGTCCCACGGGCGCTACGGGCAATACCGGCGCGATAGGCCCGACTGGCGATGCAGGTCCAACCGGTCCGACGGGCAGCGCAGGCGCGACAGGCCCAACCGGCGATATGGGGCCAACCGGCGCGACAGGCCCAACCGGTGCACAAGGCGGGCAAGGAACAATTGGCCCGACCGGTCCGCAGGGCGTTCAGGGCATCCAAGGCATTCAAGGCGATCATGGGCCTACCGGACCGCAAGGCCCGACCGGACCACAAGGTGTGGCAGGCCCGACCGGCGCGATTGGCCCAACCGGAGATATTGGACCTACTGGACCGACGGGTACACAGGGTGCTCAAGGCAATATCGGCCCGACCGGCCCGCAGGGAAACCAAGGCATTCAAGGTGACCACGGCCCAACAGGACCACAGGGCGTTACAGGCCCGACCGGAGCGCAGGGAAACGTAGGCGCAACCGGCCCAACTGGAGCTCAAGGGGACACTGGACCTACGGGACCGCAGGGCGTACAAGGTATTCAGGGTGACCAAGGCGTACCCGGACCGACCGGCCCGATTGGACCTACAGGTTCTCAAGGCAACGTAGGCCCGACTGGTCCTACAGGGGATGCCTCAACCGTTCCCGGACCCACTGGTCCAACAGGCCCGCAAGGTATCCAAGGCGACCACGGCCCGACCGGCCCTCAAGGTGTACAGGGCGATCAGGGCTTTGTTGGGCCTACCGGCCCTCAAGGCTCGACAGGCCCGACTGGCCCGCAGGGCAACCCCGGCGCGGGCGGTACTGTCGCGTATTGGGGATCGTTTTGGTCTACGCAGGATCAAGTCGCGGCGGCTCCCGATACGGCTTACTCAATCACACTCAACAACACCGATCCTGATTCGAACGGGATTAGCGTTGTCTCAAACAGCCGCGTCACGTTCTCGCAGGCGGGAACCTACAGCTTGACGTTCTCAATTCAGTTCGTCAACACCGACACGCAAATTCACGATGTGAACGTGTGGCTGCGGAAGAACAACGCGGGAAGCTCGGGCGACATTCCCGATTCCGATACTCGTCTGAGTATTCAGCAGCGTCACGGCAACGTGGACGGGTATGGTCTGATGACTGTCAACTTCGTGCTGAAGTTGGCAACGGCAGACTACATCGAAATGATTTGGTCAACGACAAATACGACCACATCAATTCAGACCGTCCCGCCGGGAACAACTCCGGTTTCACCGCAGATTCCCGGCGTTATCTTCACGGCCACCCAAGTCACCTACACGCAGAATGGTCCGACTGGCGCTGCCGGTCCTACGGGTCCACAGGGCTTTGTTGGTCCTACTGGTC